TCTCTATCTACGTATTCGTCACTCTTGCGTGCTTGTATCATGGTAAGTGTATGGCCAGACTGCAAAGATACAGCCCGGCCCTATTACCTTACAACCAGTCAGCGCTCACAGTAGATGCAGCAGCTGGTTCTTCTGTGGGTTGAACAACTCCTGGTTCGTAACGCTTGAGAGTGAAGTCGTTAGGATCGAAGTCAGCACGGAACTCACCGTAATCGTCGTTGAGTGCCTTGACAAACAAATCATCACGACGTGGCTTCTCTCTACCAAAGAAACGAGTGTATACCTGCTGGTACTTATCGTCCTTTGCACCAAGCAAGAGACGCACACGATTCTCCTTGAGAGCAGACACGTACTGCTTCAACTCGTCAACGTTACCACTCATGACATCCTTGATGTTATCAATGGCGCACTCACCGTCACGACCAACGTTAGCCCATGCACGCATGAATTCAATGAGGGTCTCCTCACCTACATAGGCACGGCGTACACCCTCGTTCTTGAACCATTCGTACTGCTGAGCAGGGTTCTCTGTGCCCCACGCAGTCTGACCAAACTTGTTGATCCATTGATACTTCCCAGTCTTAGACTCAGGACGCTCACTAGGCTCAACCAAAAGCTCGAATCGAGTAGTGAACTCGTGCTCCTTGTTGTGCACCCAGAAGGTGAGCTTGTTCTTGGTAGACTCCCCCATCTGGATACCTGTGTAGTTAGGCTCAGACTTGAGGTTGATACCAAGAGCATGCAGCTCACCCAAAGATGGGTTGACAGCGATTACACTCATTGTAGCAATGCCACAGTACAGGGGAATTCCACCCCCTCCAACTTCTACGCTGGAATCATTTGATGCTATAGCCATTAGTCTTCGTTTTCGTCTGTGTTGTCAGTGTGTGGATCTGCTTCAGCAATACCCTGCTGCAAGGTCATCTGCCTGGGAGCAGTATCGTCGATGAGCTGAATGCGCATCACTCGCTGCTTCTTCACACGGATACCCTTGAGCTTAGGGTGGGAGAAGATCTCCTTCGCCTCAGCAATCGTGAGTCCATATTTCTTACGGATTTCATCACGGCTCATACCATCATCCTTGATGTGGCTTACGAGCTGTGAAATGGTCAACACCTGTGGTGTTTCTTCTTGCACTACCTCATGGGTAGAGTCTACTCTTGCGTCAAAAGACATGTTGTTGTGTTTAATCGATGAAAATTTTCGTCCAGTCCAGCTCAGCATCAAGTCCTCGTAGATGCTCGCAGCGTGAACCTGCAGTGTCATCGTTCGTAGAGTCGAACGATATCTTGGTGGCTCCCTCACCCCTGTACACATAGCCAATAGCGTCAGAGTTTGCACATGCAATCTCACGGAGCTTACCAGTCAATGAAAGGTCATTAGCCTTGACTTCTTTCCCGTTCTTTGTCAGGTACTTGTCTTTCAAGTGACCAACAAAGATGACGTGATCAGCCAGCTTGTTGAGGTTACGGAACCATTTTTGGAAAGACTGTCGCAAGTAGTTGTAGCCTGCACCGTTGGGCAGTGTGAGTACAGACAAACCTTTATTGTCCTTGTCGAAGTTCTTACCCATGGGTGTGGCTTGATACATCTGCTTTGCATCTTGTTCGCACCACACCTCGAGTTGAGTAATCGTATCGATGGCAATGTACTTGTACGGTCTTCCCTCGCTTATAATCGCTTTACCCACTTGTGCCAACTCAGCGAGGTTGTTGACTTTAATCTTGAGTGCATCCACCATGTCTGACCCGTCCTCAAGGTCAATGATGAGACAGTTCTCAAGCTGTGAGAGAGCAGTGGTCTTCCCAATCTTGGGTGGACCATAGATAATCATGTTCTTAGGTGATTTGCGGGCAGCTTTAATCACCTTCTTAGGTAGCACTAGTTCGCTCATTGATTGTAAATGTTGATAGATCTGTTTCAAATGGGATCATACCCAGCATACCATCACGATTCTTCTCAATGTGGACAGCTAGTAATCCTTGTGGGTCCTCCCCACAGTACTTGTCAGTAATTCCATATAGATCGTAAGGTCTTTGCAGCATCATCACGACATGAGCGTCCTGACCTATGGAATCACCACCGAAGAGATCTGTGAGGAGGGGTTGATATTGTTGCTTGGCACGAAACTCTTGCTCGATGTTACGATTGAGCTGAGATAGGAGCACTGTGATGCTCCCCATACGTGCTTGTATAAGCATGGCAGTCTTTGAGAGCTCATTCAGCTTCATGAGCTCAGTCTCTGCCTTTGACCGCACGAGTCGTGAGTGGTCAATTAGATTGATAACAGTTATACCAGGGTACTTGTCAAAGATTGTGTAGTTAGTCTGCTCCACCTTCTCCATGTTCTGTGGTATAGAACAGAAGTAGATGGGGTATTTCTTATACTTCTCAACCTCGCTGACATACCTGTCGAAGTTATCCTGTGATAGTTTTTTCTCAACAGACAGCAGTTCAAACGTCTGTAGCTTGGTGTCCTTTGAACCCGCACGGAGTATCTGTTGATAGCCCGGCATCTCAAACGACCAGTACAAGACTACAACCTGCTTGTTCCAGTTGCTGTCGAGAATATCGAAGATCAGCTGGTTAGAGAAAGCGGACTTACCCACACCAGGACGACCTGCGATTACATACATCTTACCGCGTTGAAGCCCACCCATCAGGTTCTTGTTGAGTCTCGGCCATTTGGTTGGGAATACAATACGATTCCCACCCATACCAGTCCTCACCTCAGCAACCGACTGGTTGACTGACTGAGAGATGTGCTTTAGAACTTTGATATCCCGAAGGTCAAAGCTGACGAGTGATTCTTGTGTCATTAGGGGAGCTGTCTTCTATGTCTTCATACTTCTCCCATGTGTAGTTATTGATCCAGGTTGGGAGCATTTGCATCCAGCCTAGGGTGTTAGTTGACTTGCGAAGCTCCAATTCATTGATCAAACCTTTGATCACCTCCTTGTGCTTCGCCGTGTCTTCACCAACAATCTTACGATACTTCTCCTTGGCCTTGGAGTTAGCTTTTGCTGCTGCATCCTTGGCTCTCAGAACACGCATGTGTCCCTGATTATAAACCTTGAGAGGAAAGTGGGAGAGAAGCTCAGACCACATTTGATCGAAAGAAGTCTGGAATAAATCCAAGAACGTCTGTCGTACTGTGTGGTCTTGCAGCTCCTCCCCCAACTTAAGTAGGCCCTTGGTTTGCAGGGATTCGGTGTCTGGATTGAGATTTAACCGCTCTAGACAATCATAACTTTTGGCATGCAAGAGATACAAATATAAGAAATCATCAGCTGTTATCCCAAATTCTTCAAGAATATTTGTGTTGATTTCTACAGTCATACCAATTATTTAAACACTACATGTATTTCCTTGCCTCTGACAGTGATATTCAGGTCCACCTTTGGGTCCATCATATGCTTAGCCATACGCTCACGGAGATTGTTGAAGTCTCCCGTGTAGTCTGCGTAGCTATCTACATGTTCAGGCTTGCTGAAGCTCTTAGCAAGACCATGGTATCTGCAGAGCACAGCCTTTGGGGAGATAGTTTTACCAAACTCCTTTCTGATGGCTCTGGCTATCTTTACTGATGCCTTTGCCATTGTTGCATTGCCACGCTCTCGCATACCGACAAGGATCATGTCGTCAGAGTCTTCGTTGTGGCGGAAATAGGATCTTCTCATGATAAGAAATCTTTTAGATTGTTACTTTTCTTTACGTTTTTAAGTGTCTTTGTGGCTTCATCAAGCCACTTCTCTTCTTGTGAGTGTGCAACATAGAAGATGTAGATCTTACCAACCTTGTCACCATCCTTACGGATGATACGACCAAGCCTCTGAATCATTGGGAGGGACTTGGACTCAAGGCCTACGATAATACCTATACCAACATCTGGTACATCCATGCCCTGGTTCAACGCTTTGGTTGAGCACAGGATCTTGGACTCCCCAGATTTGAAGGCTTCCAGTATCTTTTCTCGTTGCTTTGCAGTCTTACCAGAGTGATAGGATGGGGCTCCTAGCTTTTCAGCTATGATATCAGTGAACTTGTTGGTGCCCCCGAACGTGAGAATCTTCTCACCTTCAAAGCGCTCAGCCACCTCTATTGCCGCAAGTACCTTGGCCCCAGCTTCCTGCACTACCTGTCTTCTACCGCGAATAGAATTCATGTACTGTGCAGCGATGCCTTTGTTTCCTGCTCTGCGACCAGCTAGTATCTCTTGAGCATTGGTAAAGGCACCGTGGTGACCTAGTATCACTTTGGTTTTCACGAACATCTTCTGAAACCTATCGTACTCAGCTCTCTCACTCTCTTCGAGCTCAAGCCCAATGCAATAGATCTCATAGTCTGCCACAAACCCAGCTGCCACACACTCATCCAGAGTAATCTGAAAGCATATGGGTGCAAGATTAACCAAGAACATCCGACTTGTCGG